CGCCTTCATGGCGGACGAGTTCCGCATCGAAACCCGCGATGATGGTGTCAGACACCTGACCGGCCATGCCGCCGTATTCAATTCGCTGTCAGAGGACCTGGGCGGCTTCCGCGAGCAGATAGCACCCGGTGCCTTTGCCGAGGCCATTGAGGGCGACGACGTGCGGGCGCTGTTCAATCACGATCCGAATTTCATCCTGGGCCGCAATCGCGCCAAGACCCTGATTCTGTCTGAGGACAGCCGGGGCCTTGCCATCGAAATCATTCTCCCTGACACGCAGGCGGTTCGTGATCTTGTGGTTGCACCGATTGAGCGGGGCGACGTGTCGCAAATGTCATTCGGCTTTTCGGTGCGCCCGAATGGCCAGGACTGGGCCAAGGACGACGATGGCCGGGTGATCCGCACTTTGAAGCGGCTGCGCCTGTTCGACGTGTCGCCCGTGGTTTTCCCGGCATACCGGGAAACCGATGTAGCCATTCGCAGCTTCGATGACTGGAAAAAGGCGGCGGAACTCCCGCCCGCTGGCCGTCATGACGTGTTGCGCCGCAGGCTCAATCTGCTGCGCTGACCCCTCCCGTTCGCGGGAATTGTGAGGGCGGCATGGTGCCGCCTTGTTTTACGAAAGGACATGCCACCATGGCAGACCTCAAGAGCCTCCGCGAAAAGCGGGGGAAGCTCATCAATGATGCACGCGCTATCGTTGATTTTGCTGAAAAGGAAAATCGCGGACTGAGTGCCGAGGAATCCGCCAAATATGACGAACTGTTCCGCGAGGCCGATGAGGCACGCGGCCAGATCGAGCGCGAAGAGCGCCTCCGCGATGCAGAGCGTCAGATCGACGAAACGCTCGAGCAGGAAAAGCGCAGCAGCCGTGAGCGCGGCGAGGACAGCAAGGACACCGAGCGCGTGTTCAACACCTTCCGCTCGTGGCTCAAGGACGGCCGCGTGTCGGGCGACGGTGCCGAGGAATTTCGCGCCCTGTCGGCTGGCGTTGCCACCGATGGCGGCTACCTGGTGATTCCCGAGACATTCGTCGCGCAGCTTATCAAGGCTGTTGACGATCAGTCGATCATCCGCGACAAGGCCACGGTTTATCCGATGGGCAGCGGCGCCTCGATTGGCGTTCCGACTCTCGACACCGATGTGTCGGACTGGGACTGGACGACTGAGCTACAGACCGGCTCCGAGGACAGCAGCATGAAGTTCGGCAAGCGCCGGATGCAGCCTCATCCGGTTGCAAAACGCATCAAGGTCAGCCGCAATCTACTGACCAATGCGGCGCTTCCGGTCGAGGCAATTGTGCGCGACCGTCTCGCGTACAAGCTCGCCTCCACCATGGAATCCGCCTACATGACCGGCAACGGGATGCAACGCCCGCTGGGAATCTTCACCGCCTCGGCTGACGGTATCCCCACCAGCCGCGACGTGTCGACCGGCAACACCACCACGACAATCACGGCTGATGGCCTGATCAACGCCAAGTACAGCCTCAAGCAGGCATATTGGGCGGGCGCCGAGTGGATTTTCCACCGTGACGCGGTGAAGATGCTGGCCAAGCTGAAAGACGGTGAAGGCCAGTATCTGTGGCGCGAGTCGGTGCGCGACGGTGAGCCCGACATGCTGCTCGGGCGTCCTGTGAACATGTCGGAATTTGCTCCCAATACGTTCACTGCCGGACTGTACGTGGGCATGATTGCCGACTTCAAGCACTACTGGATTCTGGACTCGCTGCAAATGCAGATGCAGCGGCTCGATGAGCTTTACGCCGAGTCCAACCAGGTCGGCTTCATCGGCCGCTACGAGGGCGATGGCGCGCCGGTGCTGTCCGAGGCATTCGCCCGCGTCACGCTGGCGCCGTAAACCTCACAGGATTGAAAGGACAGTCCCATGATGACTCCCACTCTCTACAAGAACATTGAAATCCGTGAGGTCGAGGCCCCTGTGGCTGCGGCCAGCAATACGGACAATAACTCCGATATCATCGACATGGCTGGCTATGAAGGCATCATTTTCGTGGCACCCATCGAGGATTCGGCGGCTACCGGCGTTGCAACACTCACGGTCGAGCAGAACACCGCCAATTCCGATTCCGGTATGGCTGCGATTGCCGGAGCTTCGGCAACGAAGACCTGCGCTGTCAACGATGACATCAACGGGACATTGCTGATCGTTGAGGTGTACCGCCCGCGCGAGCGTTATGTGCAGGCGGTTTGCACGTCCGCGACGGCGAATATTGCCTTCGGGACCGTGACGGCGATCCTGTACGGCAATCGCAAGGTGCCGGCCACCGAGCACGCCACCGTGTCTGATAGCGCGACCGTCAGCTCTGCGGCAGAAGCCTGATTTTTGAATTGAAGCAACGGCCCCGGTGAAAGCCGGGGCTTCTCTTTTGAAAGGAACAGGCGAATGTCATATCAGGGCAAGGTTTACCGCAAGCAGGGTGGAGATGATCTTGTCGTCGCATCCGGCGGCACCATTGATATCGAAAGCGGCGGCGCGCTTGAACTGGCCGGAACCGCTTTGACAGCCACGGCTGACGAACTCAATCAATATTCGGTGTTTCTCGATATCGCCGACGGTTCGGCCGAGGCGGTCTATTACGTGATCTGTCCCCATGCCGGGACAATCTCGAAAATATGGACCGTGACGGACGGGGCCGTTGGCACTGCCGATATTACCATCACGGCGGCGATTGGCGGGACGGGTGTGACCAATGGCGTCGTCACCATGGCAGCGGCGGGCTCCGCTGATGGCGATATCGATAGGGCCACGCCGACTGCCGCGAATACCGTGACGGCTGGGCAGGCGGTGAATTTCACCGTGACCGGCGGCGGCGCTGGCGGTTCGCCGCGCGTCCATCTCGCGATGGTCATTGCACGCTGACCGGAGGGGACGCCAATGCATGTTGAGCGCCATTCCGTCACCGTGACCACGGCGGCGGACGGATCGGCCACGGCCTATTCGCCTGTCGTTACAGGTGCAATCCGGGCCATCGTCTATGTCAAGACCGACTATGACGCCGGAGTAGACTTCACCATCACGCTGGAAGCGACCGGCCAAAGCCTGTGGACCGACACCGATGTCAATGCATCGGAAACGGTTTATCCGGTTCAGAAGGGCAATCTGGGTGGCACCGGAGCGGCGTCGACCATTTATGAGACGCCAGTCCATGCCGCGAACGACAGGGTGAAGATCGTCATTGCCCAGGGGGGCAACGCCAAGACCGGCACTTTTCATGTGGTGGTGGCGTGATGAGGGTCCGGTTGCTCAGCCGCTATGCCGGGCCGTCCGGTTGCCATCAGTCCGGGGATATCATCGATGTCTCCGCGACGGACGCTGCTGGGCTGATCGATGGCGGCTACGCGGTACGTGTGGCGGAGCCCGTGCCCGCTGCCCCGGTAGCGATGGTGGAGCGGGCTGTTGTGGCCCCTGCTGAAACCCGCGCGCATGGAAAGCGCCGCCGGGGCTGACATGCTCAAGCCCGTCCGCACCGTGGCGCCCACCGTTTCTCCGGTCACGCTGGCCGAAGCGAAGGCACATTGCCGGATCGACACGGCGGACGATGACGTGCTGGTGCAAGCGCTGATCGACACGGCGGTGTCTCATGTCGATGGCTACTCCGGTACGCTTGGCCGGGCGCTGCTGTCACAGACATGGCGGCAGGACTTTGACGGATTTTATTCCAAGATGCGCCTGCCAGTGGGCAACGTCCTCTCGATCACGTCAGTGACTTACTACGATGCGGACAACGCCGTGCAGACTCTTGCCAGCACCTATTACACGGCGCTGACGGACGGCATCGGGCCGTATGTGGCCGAGAAGCCGGATCAGTCGTGGCCGTCATCCTATACCCGCCCTGATGCCGTCAGCATCACCTGGACGGCGGGCTATGGCACCACGGCGGCGAGCGTTCCGGCTGCGATCCGTCACGCGCTGCTGCTGATGATTGGCCAGTGGTACGAAAACCGCGAGGCGTCGGTGATCGGGGTGTCGGTTGCCGATCTGCCGCTTGCGGTGGAGGCGCTGCTGTCTCCATTCCGGGTCAACCGGGTCTAGCCGCCATGCGCGCGGGCCCGCTGAGAGAGCGTCTGGCGGTACAGACGAAAACCGAAACCATTTCCGGCTCGGGCGTCGTCTCGGCGTCGTGGGCCACGGCATTCCCGGTATGGGGCCGTGTCAAACAGGAGGACGGACGCTCGGGCGAGCGCGACCTCGGCGACAGGCCCATGAGCCAGACGCGGCTAACGATGATCATCCGCTACGACGCTCGCGTGACGACCGGCATGCGGGTGACATGGCGCGGACGAGCCTTCGAGATCGAGGGCATCATCAACCGCGACGAGCGCCGCCGCTCACTTGATCTCATCGTCATAGAGAGGGTCAGCCCGTGATTGTCATGTCTGCCGAATTGAGAGGCATGGACGAGATCGAGCGCGACATTGCCATGCGTGAGGCGCGGCTGATCGAGGGTGCCGACAGGGCGGTGATGGAAATCGCCAGGTACGGCGCTGACTTGATCCGCGAGTCTCTGCTGGCGGCGCCGTCGCCGTCTGGCCCCGGTGGAGTGCCCGGCGTACGCACCGGGAATCTTCTACGCTCGGTGCGAGCCGAACACCAGCAGGGCACGCTGACTGCCGCGATCCGTGCCGGAACGCGGGGCAAGCTGAAAAAAGGCGCCCCGCATTGGTACTTGCTGGAATTTGGCACGGTGAAAATGGCGGCGCGGCCCTTCATCCGGCCCGCCGGAAAGCAGGCGGCGGAACACGGCCAGAAGCTCATCGACGCCCTGGTGAGGGCGGTGTCCAAATGACTGCCGCTGACCGGACTGTCGAAGTCATGACGGCGGTGCGAACGGCGATGCTGGCGGACGCGTCGATTGCGGCGCTGGTGGCCACCCGCGTTTACGACACGGCGCCGGAAAAAGTAGCGTCGCCCTACATGACTATCGGTGATGCGGGCTACGTGGACAGCTCTACCTCGTCAAGCGAAGCGCAGGACATTGAGATCGACGTGCATGTCTGGGCCATTCCCGCTGACAGCGCCAATGCCAAAAACACCGCCGATGTGCGCGCCCTGATGGGCCATGTGCGGCGGGTATTCCATGACCAGACGCTCACCGTCTCGGGACGGAACGTCATTGTCTGCCGCGTACCGCGTGCAATTCCCCCGGTTGCCGATGCCGATGCGATTCACGGCGTCGTCTCCATTCGCGTCCTGATCGGGCACGAATAAGCCTTTTTTCCTGCAAAACGAAAGGACACGTCCATGCCCGCTTATCCTGGCAATACATTCTACATTCAAATTAACACGACTGGCTCGACCTATGTCAATCTCGGTGGTCTGCGGACACGCACCCTATCAGTCGGCGGGGAGATGATCGACATTACCAATTCGGATTCAACCGGATTGTGGCGTGAGGCGCTTTCGACATTCGGTGTACGATCGATCTCGATCTCGGGGTCAGGTGTGTTTCTCGATGGGTCAGACATCAACAAGATTCTGACCAACATGCTGACCACCACGGCGACATACAACCTCAAGGTCGTCGTTCCCGGCCTCGGCACGTTCACCATGACGGCGGCGGTGTTCACAAACATCAGCTTCGCCGGCAATCACAATGGCGAAGTCACCTACGACGTGACGATCGAGTCCGGTGGCGAAGTCACCTTCGCATAAGGAGGCAGCGGCATGGCTCTTTTGACACCTCAGTCTATCCCCGGCAGCGCGGCGACGGCAATCACGTTTGCCGCCGCGAATTCGGGCGGTGACACCGTTGCCTATAACAAGGCGAAGAAACAGCTTTTGCTGGTGAAAACAGGCAGTGGGACCCGCACCGTGACAATCACTGCGGTCCGGACATCGGTACAGACCGGACGTGATGTGGCGGCGCTGGCGGATATTGTGGATAGCCCAACAGCGGGTGCAGTAAGAGCACTTCCGATAACACCCGGCTATGTTGGGACGAATGGCCTTGTGGCTATTACCTATACCAGCGTCACCAACACCGAAGTCGCACTTCTGGAATTCTAGGAGAATCACATGGCACTTCTTGCCGCGACATCAGTGACCGCCAACGCCGGGACGGGCATCAAGCCAGCAACCGCCGCCAGTGCTGGCGGCGACACCATCATGTGGACGCCGGGACGCCGGGCCTTTCTGTTCATTCTGAATAGTGACGCGGCCCCCATCACACTGACGGTCACCGCACAAAACGCGGCAAAAACCGTGGATGGCGACAACTATGCGGTGGCATCGATTGCACAGGCCATCGCGGCGGGCGAATACCGCGTACTGCCAATCACCGAGGCATTCGCGGACGCAACCAACACCGTCTCGCTGTCCTACAGCGCGGTGGCAAACGTAACTGTTAGTCTTGTGGAGATGAATTTCTGATGTGGCGCCATGGAAAAGTAAATGTGAACGGCGAACTGATCGAGACATCGTGGAAAACCGCCAATGGCGCGGTCACGGCGATTGATCTCCCGAGGACAACAAAGCCCGATGCGCGCATCATGATCGATGGCGCGACCTATGTGCGCGAGAATCTGCGCAGCGAGGATCACGGCGACCGCATTACCATTCCGCTTATCACCACGGCGGAAATGGAGCGGCGCATTGCCGAGATCGAGGACGCCAAGGCAAAGGCTCTTGCCGACTTCGAGGGCCGTCCGTGGCCTCCGGTAAAGGTGGATGCAAAGCCCAGCGGAAAGGCCAAGCCCGGTGGTGAATAAGGCGCGCGGCGAGGCCGGTATCAGGATAGGTGACAAGACCCTCGCCATCGCTTTCAATCTGGGTGCGCTGGCGGCGATTGAAGAAGAGTTCGGCGTCGAGAGTTACGACGATGTTTTGTCGGACATTGCCAAGGGCGAGAAATTGTCAGCCACGCGGCTGAGGCGGGTGTTTGTCGCGGTGCTGGAGGCCAACGGCCACGGCGCCGAAACCGATCTGATTGACACGCTGATGCCATCCGACATGAATGAGCTTGCCATTGAGTTGCTTACCCGCGCCTTTCCCGATCCGGGCGACAAGAAAACGCGGGGAAAGGGCGGCAGCAAAAACCCTTGATCGGCCGGGCGCGGTGGGACGACTGGATTTCCCTCGGGCTCGGCCATTTGCAAATACAGCCGGATCAATTCTGGCGCATGACGCCGCGCGAGTTGTTCATTGCGGCAGAGGGATACATGCGGCGCATGGGTGTTGATCCCGACAAGATCACCGATCCGATCACGCTGGATGAAGTGAAAGAGTGGTTCGCCAACCACGACCGCGAGCAGGCGGAATTGGCGGCGCAACAGCAACAGCAGCAGGGCGAGAGCAGCACATGACCGAAGTCGGCGGCGCAACCTATGTCATTGACGCGAAAGTTGACGGCGTCAAGCGCGGCATGGCGGCGGTCAAGGCCGAATTTCGTGAGGTTCAGAAAGAAGCCGACCGCGTCAGAAAGAACGGCGCTGCCGCGATGCGCGCATTCGGTGGTTCGATCCAGGCGCTCGCCGGATCATCGGCTGATCCCGGCAAGATCGCCCGGAACTGGTCGCGGGCGACAGGCCAGCTTGCATCCGACATGGGCCGCTTTGCGGACGCCGCGAAACAGCAGGGCATCAGCTTTGCCGAGATGACACAGCGCCTCATGCACTTTCGGTCGGTGCAGTTTCAGGCGACGAAAGGCTACGGCGAGCTTTATACCGTGCTCAAGCGCTACGACGCGGAAGCGGCGACGATGCTGCGTCTGTCATCGTCACAAGCACAGTCCGAGGCCATTGTCGCGGCGGCACTGGCGCGGACGACGAATGCGACGGTAAAAGCCAAGATCGAAGCGGCAGCCTACGGGCTGACGGTGGAGAAGGCCGGAAAACAATCCATGCTGATGGCGGGCGGCGTCGGCTCGCTCGGCAAGGCAATGGCGGCGTTCCTGACAGTGACGGCGGCCACCGCCGCTGTTCGTTCGGTGCTGCAAACCGTCAAGGCGGTCGGTGAAATCGGCGACCTGGCCGACAACATCGGCATGACCACGGACCAATTGCAGGAATTGCAATACGCGTTCGTGGCCAACGGCGTCAGTGCAGAACAATCGGCCAGCGGGTTGCAGCGCTATGCGGAAAAACTGTCCGATGCACAGCGGGGCGAGGGCGAGTTCGCCGATCTGCTCAAGGCCAACAATGTCGCTCTGAGAGATCAGGAGGGCAATCTTCGGTCCAGCCACGAGATTTTGCGCGAGTTCGCCAACCTCATCAAAAACGCGGCTACGGCTGAGGACGCTCTCAACATGAGCGTCATGGTCTTTGGCAAGCAGGCTGGCCGCTCGTTTGTCGAGTCGCTTCGCAATGGCGCCGATGGCCTCGATGACATGGCCAAGGCGGCGCACAATGCGGGCGCCGTCACGTCCGAGGAAATGATCCGGGCGGCGGACGATATTGATACGCGATACAACAAGCTGATGCTGAGCCTCAGCAAAGGGTGGCAGTCGCTTGTCATTGCCGTTGCTGGTTATGCCGAGCAGACGCTCGACAACTGGGTTCGCGTCATGGACCTGATAGATCAGGCGGCGGCTCGTGTTGGCCTCTCTGACGGCACATTTTCAAATGTGTGGGCCAAGGGAAGTCTCCCTCCCGGCGTCTCGACCAGGCCACCGCTTGAGATCGACATAAACGGCGGTAACACCGTCATTCCGCCAAAATCCGGGGAAAGTGGCAGGAGCAAAACCCGCGACGAAATTGACGAGGTACAGCGCTATATCGAATCCCTCAATGAGCAGATCGCGGCGCTCCAGCTAGAAATAGATACCTACGGCCTGTCCAATGCCGCCAAGGCAAAGGCAATTGCTCTATCCGGGCTTGCCGCTGACGCCACCGATGCCCAGCGCGCCGCCGTTCTGGCCGCTGCCGAGGCGATTGCCGTCAAGACGGAATCCCTCGACAATCTCAAGGCGGCTGAGGAAGAGGCCAAGGAGCACACCGAGGCGCTGGCCGAAGCACAGAAATATTTCTCCGACGAAATCAAGGATAGCTTTTTCTCGATCCTCGACGGCAGCGAGTCGGTGTCCGAGGCTTTCGAGCGCATGTCCAAGCGGCTGATTCAGGCCATGCTTGAGGCGGTGATTTTCGGCGAAGGGCCATTTGCCAAGCTGCTTGGCGGCGGCTCGTCGGGTGGCGGCGGACTGCTGGGCGGACTGCTCGGCTCGCTGCTCGGGATCCCCAAAATGGCGCGCGGCGGCACGTCCAAGGGTGGCCCCACCCTCGTCGGAGAGCAGGGGCCGGAACTTGTCGATCTGCCCGCCGGTGCGCGGGTGACGCCGAATGAGGACATCGGCAAACGTGTCGCGGCAATCCTTGCCACCGGCCAGCGCGGCGCAATGGCGCCGTCCATGCCGGTGATTACGCTGGCGCCCAAAACCAGCATCATCATCAACAACAGCGCCGGGGCTGATGTGAGCGCCGAAGAGCGCCGCATGGGCAATGGCGACCGGCAGATTCTCGTGATGGTGGATCAGCGAGTGGCGCGGCAGATGGCTGATCCGTATTCGCAATCAAACGGCGCACTGACGGCGCGCGGCGCCGCTGTACGCCCAAAGAGGCGGTGACATGACGGCACAATTCCCGGCGCACTTATATCGCGGCTTCGTGCTGGGCAGTTTCAGTCAGCGGCGGCGTCCGCATGTGCGCGAGTTCGAGACGGACTCGGGCGCGGTGCTGCGCTCCAAGCGGCCCGGATCGGCGCGCACCGATGTGAGTTTTACGGCCTACTATACCGCCGAACAGTGCGACGATCTCGAGGCATTCTTTGCGGTCGATTGCGGCGAGGGCGCGTCGGCGTTCTACATGGAGCATCCGGTAATGAAAGCGCAGCGCGTGTTCCACTGGAACGAGGCGCCGGACATTCAGAATTATCGCGGTGCCGCCTTCACCGTCAGTTTCAGCCTGAGCATGGAATAGACAATGCCAGTCAATCGCGCCGGGCGCTCGGCAGTACTCAATGTCTGGAATACCGATGGCATCATTCCGCTGCTGGAGGTGACGCACACCAGCATCACGACCGAGCGGGTGGCGATGGCTGTTGATGATGTGACATCGACGCTGGGCGGCGGATCGCCGGTGACATTCACCGCCTACCCGTTCGAGATCGACATGGTGACGGACGACAAGGGCGTTCCGCGTGGGGGCTTGCGCATATCGAACGTGACGCAACTGATCTGGAATCTGGTGGGTGGCCTCACCACGCCGCCGCAGATCAATCTGTATTTCGTGCTCGAAAGCGACGTGAACACCATTCAGGATCAATTTCTTGCGCTCGACGTGAAGCGGGTGGCTGCCGATCTGCTGACGGTCGAATGTGAATTTGGCCACGAGAATTACGCAGCAGAGCCCTATCCGGCGGCGCGTGTGGTGCCGCCCCGCTGTCCGTGGATTGCCTTTGTCGGCTGAGCGGCGTCCGTGGATAGAATCCTATGTCGGGCTGCCGTGGCGCCCGCGCGGGCGTGACCGGGGCGGCGTCGATTGCTGGGGGCTGGTCCGCCTGGTCTATGCCGAGCAACTCGGGATCGCATTGCCGCTGTGGGATACCATCGGCCCGGATGACCGGATTGATGCCACGCGGACGATCCGGCGCGAGACTGCCGGGCGTCAATGGCAGGAGATACCGCCCACGGAGGCGCGGCTGCTCGATTTTGTGGTGATGCGCGGGGCGCCGCTGCACATCGGGCTCATGGCCAGCGGCGGCGGGGCGCATACGCCACGAGCGGCGGTGCTGCACATCATGGACGGCGGTGCCGCGACGGTGCAGCCGCTGTCACAGCTAGCACACCGGGTTGCCGGGTTTTATCGACTGAATGGAGCCTCATAATGGGAACCTTTTCCAAAGCCATCATCCGCGCCGGATTTGCCACCGCCTATTCTCCGAGCACGGTGGTCCCCACGACGCGGGCGCTGATAGACAAGCAAAGCCCGGCTGATACCGAGCTTTCGAGCGGCACCGGCTCGGGCGCGGTTGATCTGATGTATATTGATCAACGGACGCTGGGCGCGTCGGCCAATGAAACAATCGACATTCGCGGTGGCATCACCGACCCGTTCGGGACAACGCTGAATTTTGTCACTGTCAAAGGCATCTTCATCAAGGCGTCGAGCGGCAACACGAATAACGTGCTGTTCAAACCCGCTGCGTCCAACTCTTTTCTCGGGCCGTTCAATGCTGCCGCAAATCAGGTGGCCATTCCTCCCGGCGGGTGCTTCCTGGTGACGGCTCCGGCGACGGGATGGGCCGTGACGGCGGGATCCGGTGATGACATTTATCTTGCCAATTCCGGCGCTGGCAGTTCCGTCACCTACGACATTCACATCATCGGCACGTCCGCCTGATCTCCATGAATACAATCCCGGTCCTTGCCCGGCCCCGCATGGGGCGGCTGGCTGTCATACACCGCGAGATCGAGGCGGGCGCTAGCCTTGCCGACATGGCTGCCGCCGTCGCGGACGACATGCCGCCGTCATTCTGGGTTTCCGGCGTTGCCCTGATCGACGGGGACGCGGCACACCCGATAGAGCCGCATGTCTGGGCCTCGATCCGCCCCAAGGCCGGGCGGACGGTGCAGTTTGTCGAGTTGCCACAGGGCGGCAAGACGCTGCGCCTTATCGCCACCATTGCGATTACGGTAGCTCAGGCGCTTGCCTATTCCATCCCCGGCATCGGCCCATACCTGTCGGCGGGAATAGGACTTGCAGGCAGCGTTGTGCTTGGCCTGCTGGCTCCGAAGCCGAAAAGCCCGGCGCCGCCCAAGCAGGTCGGCACGGCGGGGTTTTCCGGCAATGTGCTGGCGGTCTATGAGCAGCTTCCCACGGTGCTCGGAGTGCGCCGCGTTCCGGCGCGCTATCTGGCCCCGCCGCTGATCGAGATCGATGGAGACAACGCCTACGGCCGCGCCATCATCGCGCTTGCCGGGCGGCATGAAATCACCGAGCCGAAAATCGACGGCGCTCCGGCGCAATATCTTGAGCAGAATATCCGTGAGGGCCACGGCACCGACATGGAGCCGTCGATCTACACGGATGTGTGGTGGCAAGAGCAGGGCCGCGAAATGTCGCGCCACAACATGCTTGCAGACGTGAGCGTGGACAAGCGGTGGAAACTGGCCCACACGGCGGACGGCCTCACGGCGGTGACGACCTATGATCTGCCGCAGTTTCATTATTTCCGGCTGCTGCCGCGCAAGATGCCGTTGCAGATCGTGGTGGACCTGTATTTCCCGCAGGGGCTTTACCGGCTTGACAGCAGCGGCAAGGCCGGAATCCCGTTCCGGCTCGGGTTTTTCAAGACAGGCGCCAGCACGATCTGGCTTCCCGAACTGCATATCAATGGCAAGATCGACACGCCGTTCCGCGCCAAGCTGATTATAAAATTCGCAGCCGATCCTGGCGGCATTACCGCGCCGTCCACATCGTCGCTGTGGTCGGATGCCTACGCGAAAACCAACAGGCAGGTGACGGCGGGCGACTTTGCTCACAGCTATTACGGCACCGGGAAAATCGCCACGCATGTAGGCGTTGGAGCGAACAACACCTGCACGGTCTATGTGGACCCGGCGTCGGTGGCCGTTGACGGCACCTATACATTCGCGCTGCAAGCAGGCGCGGGTTATTTCGTCAGCCTGCACTACAAGCTCGATGACGCGTTCAACAAGTGCAACTATTATTCCTACGGCGGCGTGACTCACGTTGAAGTAGATTATTTTTCCTATTACCTCGACGGCAGCACTTACACCGCGATCGAGGACCAGAGCCGCACCCAGACGCAATGCGTGATCGAGTATGTCACGCGGGAGTTTGACGAAACCGCAACCGTTCCCGACAACATTGCCACCTACGAGATCAAGACAAAAAACCAGCGCGTAGACCAGATCAGCATTCTGGCGGGACGCTATGTGGCAAAACGCTGGACCGGCACGGCATGGGTAGCGGAACCGCATGTCAGCAGCAATCCGGGCGAGATCGCCTATGACGTGCTGACAAATGCCACGCCGGAACTGCTGGCGCGTCCGCTGCCGTCCGGGCTGATCGACGGTGCCTCGTTCGGCGAGTGGGCCGCGTTCTGCACCGCCGAAGGGCTGGAATGCAACGCCTATATCGAAGGCAGTTCCGTCGAGGACGTGTTGCAGATCGTATGCCATTCGGGCCACGCCTATCTGCGGCGCTCCGATACATGGGGCGTCTATATCGAGCGGGACCGCAGTCTCGAAAGTCCGGTCTATGTCTATTCGCCGCGCAATTCGCGGGGTTTCGTCATTGAAAAAGTTTTCGAGCACAAACCCCACGCGCTCCGGGTGACGTTCGATGACGAGGCCGACAATTTCCAGACGAAATCCGACCTGATCGTCTATGCCTCCGGCTATGATGTGACGACTGCGACACTCTATGAGAGCGCGCATTATCCCGGCATTACGACCGAGTGGCAGGCGACGCGCCGGGCGCAACTTGATCTCGCCCTCATATGGGCGCGTGACAAAACTTATCTTCTGGAAACCGATGCTCGCTATCTGGTGACGCCGCGCGGCAGTCTGGTTGGGGTGAATTATCCGGTGCTCAGCACCACGCATGGCTTCGCGGCAATCCGTTCGGTGACGCGGCAGACCATCGGGACCGAGACGAAAATCACCGGCCTGGTGCTCGATACGATGGCCGACATGCAGGCCGGGACCACTGGTGTGGCCATATCGACGCTTGATCGCAAGACGGTGACGGCAGAAATTGCCACCACCGGGCGGGCGCGCGATGTGGTGTTCACGGCGCCGATTGCCGACGACGCTGCGATTGCCGAGGGCTGCACCGTTGTGTTTGGCGTGGTCGATCAGGAATATATCCGCTGCGTCGTTGACGACATACAGCCCGGTGCCGATGGAATGGCGCGGGTGATCCTGGTGGACGAGGCGCCGCAAGTGTGGCGCAATCGCCTGCCGACACTGGCGCGGCAGTTGCTCGACAAGATGGGCGGCACGGGCGTGGCGTGGTCTTTCGTTGATGGCACGATTGCCATCACCGATCCGTCTGAGCCCGCCAAAAATTTCGACGGGCTGTTCCACGAGCGGGCCACCGTCACCGGCACACTGACACCATCAGCAAGCGGCGCCTATTTCGACGCCTCCAACAACGCAATCATCTATCCGAAAGATATACCGAATCTGCTGGCGTCTGGCATGACGGCCTATGTTAAATTCAACATTCCGGCGCTGACCGCGACGGCTCGGGCTCTCATAAATATCAGCGATGGCACAACGTCAAACCGCTACTACCTCTATATCAACACGTCCGATAAATTCAATTTCGACGTTCGATCCGGCGGCGCGGCGCAGGTGAATCTCGTGTCGTCACCCAGCTATGTTGCGGGAGCCACGTCGATCTTCGCGGCGGCGATGACAACCAACGATGCCTACGCGGCACATGACCGGACGCTGTTCACGGCGCCCGATACGGGCTGCACCATACCCGCCAGTGTCAACATCATCCGGCTCGGACACCTCTCTGCCGGATCACCACTCGACGGCTACATCATCGAAGGCTGCATCATTCCGGGACGCAGCAGCGATGCAGAACTCGTCCTCATTCCCGATCTTGTCTGACGGAGCCCAACCATGTCTTCAACCGAAGCCACACCCAAGAGCGATTTCTACATTCAGATCGGCGCGCCCGATCCGATCAAATTCCAGTACCGCGAGGGCGGCAGCGGCGGCGTGTTGCAGGCGTTCGATTCGTCGCTGAAATTCTACTATGTCAATTCCAATGGCACGGTGACGCTAACCACGACATCGGGCATCACTCTATCAAGCGCCGAGGGCGTGGCAAATGCGCTGGCAACGATACAGTTGACGGTGGCGCAGTCGCGGCTGATCCCGCCCGGCGCTATGACATCCTACGAGGTTCAACGCACCGTCTCGGGCCGTGATGAGGTGATCCTGATGGGGCGCCTGATCGGCGAGGGCGGATATAATCCAGATGCCTGATCTCGTCGAAATCATTGGCGCCACCGCGACAGTCGAGGTCGATGGCGGCTCCGGGCTTGTCGAGGTGATCGGATCGACCAGCACGGTTGTCGAGATCGTGGCGGGCGGGCCGGTGCCGGATGGCGACAAGGGCGACATTTCAGTAAGTGTGGATGGTACTGTTTGGACGATTGATGCAGATGTTCTGAGCGCATACGGACGGACTCTGACCGTAGCGGCGAATGCGGCGGCTGCACGGACGACGCTGGGCCTTGGCAATGTCGATAATACGTCAGACGCAGACAAGCCAATCTCTACCGCGACGCAGATAGCGCTGGACGCGAAGCAACCGCTTGACGGAACGCTGACGGCGCTGGCCGGGCTCGACGCCACTGCGGGGCTGTTAGAACAGACGGGGGCTGATACATTTACCAAGCGGGCGGTCGGTGTTGGCACGTCTGCCTCGATCCCCGCCCGGTCTGATGCCGACGCCCGCTACGCCGCGATTGTCCACGGCCATGTGATCGGCGACACGGCAGGGCTGCAATCCGTGCTCGACGCCAAGCTGGACGACAGCCAGGCATCGGCCTTCGGGCTGACGCTGCTGGACGATGCCGACGCCAGCGCGGCGCGCGGGACGCTGGGCCTCACCCGCCCGTTCAATCCGCTCGACTACGGCGCCCCCACTGACGGAACAACAGCGGCGGACACCGCGCTTGCCGCCATGTTCGCGGCGGCGAAGGCCACCATGTCGGCCACCTACGAAGACACCGGCGCCTACGTGGCGTTTCCCGGCTACGCGTTCAAAGTCACGCAGCCGATCAATCTCACTGGCTGGCGGACGGGCAAGTCCAATCTGATCGTCTACGGCTGCCGCCTCCACGCCGACATGACCGGCGGCACCGTTCTGGACATGACGGATAGCCAGTTCACGAAATGGGACTATCTCACCCTTGTCACTGAACCGGGTGCAGCCCCGGACTTCGGCATTGTCAACCAGCGCAACAGCTCTGGCCGCGTGGCGATGGGCCACACGATAAACAGCCTCTACATGAACGGAGTGTTCAACAAGGCGGCGGTCTATTCCTATTCCTCCGAAGGCCACGCAATAGACAAGGCGTATATCCGCAACGCCTCACGCCATCCTCTCGCGGTCTGCCTGCACCGCACGGAGGATGCGTCCACGCTGGCGGCGCCGTCCGACTTCGCCAGTGTCGCAACTGGCAGTCATTCCTGCAACTCGATCATCGTGTACCGGAATACATACCGGAGGAACATCGAGGCGAACTGGACGATCACGAACATCAGCAAGACCAACCCGGCGGTTGCCACCTACACGCTGCAATCCGGCGGCGTCGATCCGGTGGACGGTGATGAGTTCAGCGCCAATATCCTAAGCGGAATGACACAGGCGAATGACCTGACGTTCCTCGTCCGCAACGTGAACACCACCGCGAAAACGATGGACCTGTACTACGCCAAGGACGTGTACGTTCTGCCGTTCGACAATCAGACGGGCAATTTCACGGTAGGCCAGGTACTGACCGGAGGCACCTCCGGCGCCACGGCGAAGATCGACGCGGTTGACGACAGCGGCGCATCGGGCAATCTCTACATTCGCCTCATCGGCATGGAGAGGTTCGAGGACAACGAG